ACTAACGCTGCTCAAGAATTACCTGCAATAAATCAAATACTCATGGCTTGTGGTCAGGCTCCAGTCACCACTTTGGATGAAACCAACCCAGACGTTGCGATTGCATACCAAACTTTACTAGAAATATCTAGAGAGGTACAGAGTGAAGGATGGACTTTTAACAAAGAAGCTCATGTTCCAATAGAACCTGATGCTAATGATGAAATTCCAATCTTAAGTAATTATTTACAAATTGATCTTACTCAAGCTAATGCAGGTGATAAAAAAGCAATTATAAGAAATGGTAAATTATATGACAAACAAAACCATACAGAGAAATGGACAGATGAAACTGTAGAATGCGATATTCTATGGTGGTTTGATTGGGTAGATTTACCACGACCAATACAAGACTATATAACAGCTAGAGCAGCTACTGTTACGTCTAGTAGAATTGTTGGAGATCAAACTCAGTATCAAATACTACAACAAAAAGAAGCATACATGAGAGCTATGGCTCTTGAGTATGAAACAACCCAAGGTGATTATTCATTCTTTGGGGAACCTGACGGATCACACCCTTATGTCGGATATCAACCTTATCATGCACTTAGAAGATAATGGCAGCAATTACACAAAGGGTAACTAATTACCTAAGTGGTGTATCGAAACAACCCGACAGTAAGAAATTTCCAGGTCAAGTAAGTGAATGTATTAATGGCTTACCTGATGTAACATTAGGTATGACCAAACGTCCTGGTTTTAAATTTTTAGCAAAGTTAAAAAACTCTAGTGGTACTGATTATAGTGGTACATCATTAGATAATGCTAAATGGTTTTATATTAATAGAGATGTAGATACTAGATATATAGGATGTATTATACCTAAATCTGGTAGTACTAATGGAAGCTTACATGTATGGAATGCAGACACTGGAGCTGTATGTACCGTAACTAATGGTTCAGCACATGCTTATTTAAGTGGAACTTCTAAGACTAACTATGACGTATTAACTGTTCAGGATGCAACCATTATTTGTAATGATGCAGTAACAGTAACTGCACGAGCTGATGCTACAGACTTTGTAGCTCAAAGTAGAGGAACAATATTACTTAGTTTACTTGGGCAATTAGAAGCTTCTATACAGAGCACTAGCTTTGAAGTTAAGCTAGGCGGTACAGCTATTGTAAATGAAAAAGGTGGTATACAAACATGCACTTATACATCAGGTGCAAGTGATGACTACGATGCTGTATTAGATGGTATTAAAGCTGCAATTGTAGCAAAGAATATAACTGGTTTTGATGTAGTTAAACACGGTACATCTCTACAATTAGATTATGTAGTTAGTTCAACTAGAACACCATTCACCCTTGAGGTTAAAGGTGGTGCTGATAATCAAAGGATTACTGTATTCCAAGACTGGGCTTCTAACGAATCTTGGCTACCTCCTAACTCATTCCATAACCATATAGTAACTATAGTTAACTCACCTCTATATGATGAAGATAACTACTATGCTAAGTTTGTAGCAGATAATGGTGCAGCTGGTTCAGGTTATTGGAAAGAAGGTATAGGTCATAACCAATCTCCAGGTTTAACCAAATCTACAATGCCTCACAGATTAAGGAATACAGGTACTAATGCTTTTGTACTTGAAGAAATTCCTTGGGGTGATAGGCTTGTAGGTGATAGTCTTACAAATGCACACCCTAGCTTTGTAGGAAAAACAATCAAAAGAACTTTCTTCCATGATGATAGACTTGGTTTCTTATCTGAAGATAATGTTATCCTAAGTAGAGCTAAAGAACCTTATGAGCTATACGCAGTATCAGCTAGAACACATACTCCTGGTGATCCAGTAGATGTTAACTGTGCATCAGTAAGACCGACTAAACTACACGCAATTAAACCAGCCAGACAAGGTTTAATTCTATTTTCTAAAAACCAACAGTTTCTAATCTATGCTGATGATGGTCCACTAACACCTCAAGCAACTAAGATCAGACCAATATCTAACATGGAAATGAGTGATGATATTGATCCGATAGATGTTGGTACTCACATGAATTTCCTTAGTAAAACTCCTAACTTTGTTAGAGTATTTGCTATGCAGACTAAAGGTTTAGGTGAAAGCCCTAATATATTAGATATAGGTCGTGTTATAAATGAGTGGATAACGATTGATGTAGATACGTTTATAGCTAGTATTCAGAATGAGTTCATTGCTATGTCTGCACAGAATAGTGATGAGATCTATTTTTATAGAACCTATTCTGATGGGGAAGAGAAGTTAATGGAATCTTGGTTTAAATGGAAATTAGCTGGAACTGTTCAGGCTATGGCTGTTGATCAAGATGATATGTACTGCGTTACTAAACAAGGTAATCAATACACTATCTCGAAATCAAACCTAACTCAGAGTCCAGAGGTAGCTATCATAACCAACGCACAGGGTCAGAAGATTAACCCATGTATGGATCTATATGCACAAGCCACAAATGGTTTATCTGGTGGTAGTGAAAAGACTGTTGTCTGGGATGCTACTAATACTAGATCCAAATGTTATATACCTTATGCTAACCTTACAGATAAAAAGAATTTAGTTATAGTATCTGGTACAACTGCAGCTGGTACGTTTAATAACTCAGGTTATGTTGTAGAAGCTGAAGTAGGTACAGATTCAGATGGTACATTCTTTATTGTACCTGAACAGAATTTATCTAGTATAGCTAGTAATGTGTATGTAGGTTATGCTTATGATTTCGATTTACATTTACCAAAACTATATGTTGATTTAGGAGAAAAAGGAGTACAACCTGATTTTACTGCTAATTTAACTGTTTCTAGATGTAAATTTGATGTAGGTTTGTCTGGTATAATGGGCTTTAAGCTTAATGCTACAGGTAGATTTGCTGCTAGTAAGACTTATACAATGTTTAAAAACAATTGTAAAGATAATAGTGGTAATGATGTTTACACAGATTACGAATGGTCTAAACCAGATCTAGATTATATTGATAGAAATCAAATTAAAGTTAAAATCAATAATAAAAGTACTACTGATTTTAGCTTTCAAAGTGATACAAAAATAAGATTAGGAAATTCACTACTTAAACAAACCACACTTAATGGTAATGGTACTACTAAATTGTTTGCTTATACTTTTGATATAGAAAGTACAGCTAACATTAAAGTTAAAGTTGGTGGTGTACTGACTACTGATTTTGTCTTTGCTGGAGGTAAGTATATAAGTTTCAACACAGCCCCACCTTCTGCTACTGGTAACATCTTTATATACAATGAAGATGAATTAGAAATATACATAGATGAATGGTATTTCTTAGAACCAATATCAAATGCAAATATGTATTTAGCTGATGATGTACCACTTGATGAATCTAGAACTGTTACTATACCTATACATCAACGTAATAATAATTATAACTTACGAGTCTTTACTGACTCACCATTTCCCGTCTCTCTCAACTCGATGATGTGGGAAGGAAACTACTCACCAAGATTTTATAAGAGGACTTAAATATGTCATGGGAAATAGCTTTAGCATCAGCAGCATTTAGCTTTCTAGGTGGTCAATCTTCACGTAGATCAGCTAGTAAAGCTAGGGCTGCAGAGGAAGCATTCCTGAAGAAGAAGTACGAAGAGTACGATCTTCCTATGTGGGAGATGAATAAAGATAAACTTATAGCTCAAAGAGATGAGATTATAAGGAGTATCGAACTTCAACAAAGGAATGAAAAAAAACGAGCTGAGTTTCAAGATAAAAACAATCTAAGAAACTACCAACACTCTCTAAAGATAAGAGATTTAAAATATAAAAATGATTTAGAACTTAAACGACGATCAGATTTCTTTACTAATAAAGCTATTGAATCTGGAATAGCACAACAACAACGAGAAGAATTTACAACACGTCAACAATATGCGTTTGAAAACGAAGAGAATATTGTTGCAAGTATAGTAGCAAAAGGTGAAGCAGCTGTTAAATCTCAAGCTGGTAGAAGTTCTGTAAAAGCTATGCAGTCTATGATTGCAGATCAAGGAAGACAGATGGCAATAATGACTGAAAATATGGTAAATGCTAGAATAGATGGACGTATGCGTTTAAATGATTTCTTAATAAAACAAGAAGCAGGTAGAATGCTACAACCATCTAAAGGTATTAAACCTTTAAAACCACTTGAAACACCTTTATCTGAGTACGAATTACCTAGAGCTTTAGAGGAGTTTGACTTTGGACCACAACCAATTCCTGGAGTAGCTACAACACAAGTTCCAAGTATGCTTGGAGTAATAGCACAAGCAGGTTCTGCAGGTGCTTCAGCGTTTGCTAATAGCTACTCAGGTACAGATACAGGTGGGTACGGAGCTAATAATTATGGTGGTACAACTTCAATAAACTATCCAACAGGTACAACAACTTGGACTTACAACCCCTAACTAACTAACAATGGGAAGAGTAAAATTTACCCCTCCTCCAAGGGGGAAGGGTTTTAGCAACATTCCTAATGCTCAATACATGATAGCTTCTTTAAAAGCAAAGCTAGATGAAGATGAGCAACAGGAAGAAAAACATTTAAAAGAGATCAAAGAAAGAGATCAAAAAGCTGAGGCTAATTTAAAAGAGGTTCAACAAACTGAAGAACAGAATCTCAAACAAATAAATATGGATGATAGTATTTATAAGACTAAAATGTCTGCTATGAATACTAACGTCAAACAAGAAGTATTAAACTTTGAAGCAGAAAAAGCTAATATACTTAATGAAAAAAGTGTTCTTGATTCTTTAGTAGAATTTGCACCTTCACTTCTTGAGGCAGGTCAGAAGATCCGTCAAAAGGATTGGTCTGCAACAATGGAGGGTTCTTATAACTACCATATGACTCATGGTCTTCCAGATGATATCAAGTTAAAGCTTGAATTAATGGAAGATGCAAACTGGGAACAAGGCCAAGGCTTTGAAATTATTGCTGATAATATGCAAGCTGAAGGCTACCAGCCTAAAGAAGTACAATGGGTTAGATTTAAGAACAAAGCAGCAGATTATGGACGGTTAAAAGCTTATGGAAATTTAGCTTTAAAAGATCTTGTTCCTACTGCAAAGCAAGAGATGATCAAACGGGGTATAACCGACCCTGCTGAGATGAAAGCTTTTATGAGGGATTTTGAGATTCAATTTCTCAAAGCTCATAACTTATATGATCCTGAAAAACAAAAAGCAATCAGTACAGATTTTCTTGCTGAAGGATTAGAAACCGTAGCTACAGCAAAAGCTCTGTTATTTAATCAAGCTGAAAACGTAGTTGCATATGATAAAGCAGATGAAAGAGCTAAAGGTAATTTACTACCTATACAGAATAACTTAAATGCTAAAGTTGTTAATTATGAGTTAGCAGGTCAATCAATAAATAACCTTTTTGATTCACATAAGAGAAGATGGAATCGTGACACTGGAGCAGTATTTACTAATCAAGAAGCTAGAGATGCAGTCATTGCTGATTTAGAAGATGTTACTAAATTCCCTAATGATGAGCATGTAGAACTAGCACTTAGAACAGCACAAGGTAATGATAATTACTATACTGATAGAATACCTGAGTTATTAGCAAAAAGAGCATCTAACAGAACAAAACTCAAAGAGAATAAAGATAAAGCAGAAGGAATACGTTTCACTAACGATGTAACTAAAGCTAAAAAATACTTCCAACCAACTGCTGAAGATGTAAAAAATGGTACAGGTTATGATGGTTCATTTGAATCTGCTAAAGCTGTATATAATAAGTTAGCAGAGCGTTATCCTTCTCGTATTGTTGAATTAGAAGCTGAATTAGGTAAGTATCTAGAATGGACTCCACAAGGTAGACTTGATGGAGACTGGGCTACAGGTCATTATAATGCTAAATTAGCGGATTACACATTAACAACTGAGGATCTTAATTCACCTGATATTCCTCCTGAGTTTAAAACTCTTGAAATGCGTCAAAAAATAGCTAGACGAGAAAAGATTATAAATGCTGCTGATTATGATACGAATTGGAAAGATGGAATAGAAAGTGCTTTAAAAAACTCTATAGTTAAAGAAGATATTAAACTAGGAGGTGCTATAGATGAAAGTTTTGAACCTGCTAAAAAACATGCTAAAGCAAAATTTAAAGCTTGTATTGTTAATGGTGGTCATGCAGAAAACTGTTCTGCTCAAATAATAGACGAAATTGAAGATGGTGTTGAAAATGGAAAAGGTGCTTTTGTACTTGGATATTATGGAAAAAAGGGTAAACTTATGGAAGGAACTAAAAAAGGTTCCAGATCTTTTTTTCTTAATTTTAGTCCACAAGCTATTGCAGGTACAAAACTAGCAGTAGAGGACTTTACTCAGCTTAATGCTGGAGAAGCTGATGAAGCCGTTGCAATGGTAGATGACAAGAACCATCTTGTACATAACTATCTATTTCTTAAAGAGAAGCAATTAGTAGAAATACATGATGCTATTCAGAATGGTCATCCATTTAGATACCCACGTATTTTAAAACGAATTACTGATTTAAACCCTGAGTACTTTGGTAGTCAATATGATGTATTTCAGGCTCAAGTTGAAGTAGCTAAACGCTTAGGTATATTTGATGCAAAGTTTGAAGAAAATCCTGTTGACCCTGAAGGTAAAGCTGTTATGGTCAGAGGACCGTTACAGATGCATAATTTTATGAAGACTTGGCACAGAGATACAAAAGATACTGGAGCTAGAAAATTCATTGAAAAGCTATCTACATTAGATGATGTTAGAAAAGGTATAACCTTAACTTATCGTCCTGAGTCCGTAAGAGAACCACAATTTATGTCTGAAGGTGTAGTTGAAGAACTTAATAAAGTACCAGTTGATCCTATATTATTAGCCGAAGCTCCTGATGGTAGTGTTGGTTTCAATATAGGCACAATAGAGTCTATTAATGAAATGATTACTGCATCTAAAGGTGTAGTTAATAAAGATGAAATAGTTTGGGATGGTACACAAAATTTTGTCTGGGCTACAGGCAACAGTAATGCATATTTTAAAGCTAATGGATCAAAAAAAGGTTGGAAATATATGCCAGGAAAAGGTTGGTATAAAACAGATCAAGTTCAATATACTGAAGAAGATTTAGAACAAATGTATCAATTCGGGGTTAGATAACTATGAATAAAGATTATGATTTAGAACATAAACAGGATTTAATACTTGATCCTCGGACTGATGCAGAGATAGTAGCAGACAGAACTAAACCAAAAGAAAATCCTAGAGGAGATACCATTAGAACTGATCTCACAGATACAAGTGGAGCAGTTGCACCATATGAACCAAGTGAATCATCTAAGGAAACAGATAAGTTCTTAAACCAATTCAAGCAGATCAGAGATCCAAACTCAATGACACGTTTTGAAAAAGACGTAGATAAGCTAGGAGATCAGATCAACGAATTTCATCACGAGATGGAGATGGACTGGAACCCTGCGAAATGGGCTTATGCGTCCATGTGGGGTGCGTTAGATGTACCATTTGATGTAATAGGTGTTATCCCAGGTTTAGGCGGTATAGACGACACGTGGGACTCAGTAACAGGATTCAAAAACGAAGGTGCTAAACAGTTCAGATCAGTAGCTAGTGTAGTAATACCTAGTATTGTCTCTGGTGGTGCGTATGCTAAATACCATGCTGCTAGAAATCTGAAAGGAATCAGTGGCGCTGCTCAATGGGTAGGCGGTCAGATGCTTATCAATGGAGCTATTGCTGGAACTCTTGATTATGGTGAGAACCCTGAGAATAGACTTATTACTCACCCTGATAATTTTGCAAGACTATCTAAGGCTATGCCTTGGATGTTTGGTCCAAAAGGTATGTTCCCTACAGTAGCTGATCTAGCTGAAGCTGATTCTACACATCCATATGTTAATAGATTATTAGCATTTACTGATGAAATGATTCTACAAGGTGCTGGTGATCTTATTGGATATGGTATTAATGCTGGTAAACCTCTTTTAGGTAAAATAAAGCCTCTCTCAAAAGAATCAAAACTCTGGAAAAAACAAACATTAATGGAAAATGTTGATGAACAAACCAGAAATGCATTAGTTGATTTAGATACAGCAATTATTAATACAACAGATCCTGTACAAAAGAAAGCACTTACCTTACAAAGAGGTAAGATTATACTTGACGCACAGAACTCAGGAACATCTCAAGCTGCAACAGTCCCTGCTGAAACATGGATGAAAACCAGACAGCAAGAAAGGCAAATCTTTAGGGATAAAAGAGCACTAGAGAAGATAGCTAGAGATCCTATGGTTCAAAACTTTGATCCAGATATTGCTCAGAAACTAGCTAGTGAAAAGAATCTAGCTGGTATAGCTAACACACCTCCAGGTTTCTCTGTACTTAATGCTGTAGATGTTGATGGACAATTAGCTGGTTGGATAGATCCACTAGGAGTACCAACAAGACCATATACACCTGCTATGGAAAAGGCCATGAAGTTAGGTAAATCACGTCATGTAGTACGTGAGATAGTAGAAAAGGTCAGAAAAGCAGATGCATATGAAGCATTCCAAGGAGCATTTAGAACTAATACTGGAGTAATTAATCATAGAGTTTACGATATCTATAACAAGATAATGAGGGCTGGTACTGGTGATGAGCTTAGAGAGCTTTTAACTAATACAGCTTATCGTAAAACTGAACCTTTATTAGATAAATTCCAGAAAGAGCACTCAGTTACTTACTTAAATAATGCTGGAGCCATGAGAGCAGCTATGACTGCACTTAATGACTTGATGAGCTTATATATAGGTAGAGAAGTAGCTGAAACATCTGCAAGAGTTATGCATACTCTTGGTGCTGAGATATCAGCCAAAGCTGGAGCAAGTGTTAAATATGCAGACTTACTAGACGATGAACAAGTCTTTAAGAATATTGTAGATAAAATGGGAATACTGACACATGAAGTTGGTATTTCTAAGTATGCGTCTGGTTGGCAACTAAACGAAAGAAAGAACGATCTTAAATGGTTGAACTCGCTTTGGGAAAGAGAAGATGCAGGTGATATAATCCAAATTACTTTAGATGAGTTTGGAGCTAAATCAAAAGAAATAGCTGAGAACTGGGAAGCTTTTGCTAAACAGTTAACTGAAGCAGGTTCTAAGAATCCAAAGTTAAGACGTACTCTAGCTAAGGCTTACGATGCTACTAATGGTAAAATAGATACTCTTGAGAAACTTCATAGATTTACCAAATATCATTTAAGTCCACTAGGACTTTTATGGAATAGAGAAGCTAAAGAGTTAGGAATTAGTGGTTGGCAGATGAACCAGTTTTCTAAAGGTGCTTGGGCTGTTACCTATAACAATGTGTTATCAGGTGTATCAGCATTAAGAGCAGCTGTAGGTAATGGTGTCATGCTAATTGGTAAACCTATTGCAGCATTAAGTCGTGCTACTCTTCGTTCAGTTTTAACTAAAGATCTTGAACCAATAGAACGTGTTATCTATATGTATGGAGGCATGTTTGAGACTGCAAGTAGAGCTTTAGACGATGCTGTTACTAGGATGAAAAAAGTTCATGGTGATGCTGACTTTATGCAGAAAGCAGCACGTAAAGATTTTGTCATGGAAGATAGTAATACATGGGAAATTCTTGATGATATACATGATAGTTGGCAAAAAGAAGGTGATCACGTACATAACTTTATGTATGGATGGGCTAAAGTTCAACGTAATATAGCTCGTCAACCTTGGCTCAGGACTGGTATTACAGGAATGGCTGGAGTTGATGCTTATACTGATACCTTTATGGCTACATTTCAATCTAGACTAAGAGCTTATGATGAAGTATTTTCTAGATATGGTAAACAAGTAGATGAACAGTTTTTTGCTGCCAAACTAAAAGAAGCTGAAGAACTTAATTATAGCAACATGTTTGACAGACAAGGCATGTTGAAAGATGAACCAGCTAAATTAGCATCAGGTGAGATTGCTTTAAACCTTGAAGAAGGAGTTAGTAAAGCAATCAACCCAATATTAAATAAGTACCCACCATTGAAAAGTCTGATGATGTTCCCACGTACAAGTATGAACCAGATCAAACTGGCAATGACTTATACACCAATTGGAGCAATCCCTGGAATAAGTAAATATGGAGATTTATTACTAGCTGGTAATGATATCAAAAAGATCAAAGAAGTTATGAAACAGCATGGCGTTAAGAACTGGGATGAAACCCCTAATGCTATGGCTATGTATAGAAACTTAAGGGATGAATATGAAGGTCGTTTTATGATGGCTGCTGGTACAACTGGTATTGCTTGGATGTATGCTCAAGCAGGTGGTATTAGAGGTAACGGTCCTGTTGATCATGGCGAAAAGATGAAACTTATGAAATTAGGTTGGCAACCAAATACTGTAAAAATAGGTAATGCATGGGTCAGCTATAAAGGTGTTCCAATCATTGAACAGTTCTTTAGTTTAATGGGTGATCTAGCTTTTTATCAATCAGCTTTGGGTGCAAATATGACTCAAAACTTTATAGATAAAGCAGCGTTTACATTATCAGCTACTTACCTTAACAACACACCTTTACAAGGTATTGAACCTTTACTTGCATTAACTAGAGGTGATGAAGGTGGTCTAAAACGATTATTTGCACAAAACATACGGGCTGCTTCTTTCCAATCTGGTATGCATGGTGTTATAGCTAAGGCTATTACTAATGCTCAGAAAGATATTCATAATGATTTCTGGGGTTATCTTAGAAATAATACAGTATTGAAAGATCTAAGTTATTCTAAGATTGATCATTGGACTGGAGACGAAGTTTTAGAAATAGATAATCCTATATTAAGAGGTTTAAATGCTATAAGTCCAGTTAAAGTTAGTGGTGGTAACGAGCCTTGGAGAATATGGTTATTAAATAGTGGTTTTAATGATTTAGCTGAATTAGAAAAAGACCGCTTTGGTAATAAATATTCACCAGAAGCAAGAGAAGCTATTGGACGCTTCATGGGTGAGGAACAGCTGTGGAAGAAAATCCAAAAAAACTTTATGGATAATGATATCTATAATGGAGATTTGGATAAGTTAAGGCAATTCATTAACTCAGGTAAAGATCATGCAGAAGTTGGTCAGTTTAGAAATCAACTAACTGTATACAAGAGACTTAAAAAACTTGTTAATGAAGCCAAATCAAGAGCAGAGCACAAACTAGCAAATGATCCACGATACGAACATATTGATATATTAGGTTATGGTAAGCAAAGAACTAAGAACCTAATGAGTCAAAATAAGATCGAAGAAGCTGGTCAGCAATCAAGAGAGAATTGGAAGAAAAAAGAATTTTTAAAATACGGAGTAAAGTAACTTAACACAAACATACAATGGCAGTAACTGAAAATTTACATACAGGTAATGGTTCTAAAACCAATTACTCATTTACATTTCCATATCTAAAGACCACAGACATTAAAGCTAGTGTCGATGGTACTGTAGTAAACCCATCTACTTATACAGCTGGATCACCCACTGCTACAGAAATACAATTTAATACTGCACCTGCCAATAATGCTGCTATCAGGATCTATCGTGATACAGCAACTGATAACTTATCTGCCACCTTCTATGCAGGTTCTGCAATCAAGTCAGAAGACTTAAACGATAACTTCTTACAGAACTTATACGTTACACAGGAAGCCAAACGTGATGCAGATGCTGCATGGCAAGATGGTGACGAAACAATTAATAGTACCGAAACTTGGCATACAAGTGATGATACTAAGGTAGCTACTACTAAAGCTATTGAAAATAGAATAGGAGCTAAAATAGATACAGCATTAACCACTGATGTCTCAGGTGGTGATGGTGTATCTATTGTTGATAACAGCCCTGGAAGTGGACAAATAAGAGTCGATCTAGATGCTGATATTGCAACTCTTAAAGATATGCAGTCTGGAGCAGCTACTCAGTTAGCAGCTTTAACAAGTGCAGAGTTAGCTATCCTTGATGGAGCAACAGTAAGTACAGCTGAGTTAAACTTATTAGACGGTGTAACTTCTACCACTGCTGAACTAAATATCTTAGATGGTGTAACAGCAACTAAAGATGAAATCAATCTTCTAGATGGTGTTACAGCTACTACAACAGAACTTAATTATGTTGATGGAGTAACATCAAGCATACAAACTCAGATAGACGGTAAACAAGGTTTACATGAAAATTTAACTACATGGGCTGCAGCAAGTACTAACACAGTTAATGCTCTTAGAAATCTTACAAACACTGAAGCTGCAATACTTGATGGAGCAACTCTAAGCACCACTGAATTGAATATCTTAGATGGTGTAACTTCTACTACTGCTGAACTGAACATACTTGACGGTGTTACAGCTACCGCTTCTGAATTAAACAAGACAGATGGTTTAACATCTACACCTACAGAACTTAATATCCTTGATGGTGCTACTGCAAACACCTCTGAAATTAATAAGTTAGATGGAGTTACTGCTAGTACAGCTGAACTAAACATTGTTGCTGGTAAATCTTTTAAGACTTCTAGTGGAACCTTAGACACAACTAGCGATACAGAGATACCTTCTTCAAAAGTTATTGCTGCTCACGTTGCTAGTTCTCAAACAGCTATTGGTGGTTTTACTACCATTGCTGACGAGGTTTCATTCCCTAATACTCAACCTGCGACTGGTGTTGTAGTTAGTATTAACAATGCGGCTGGTGTAGTAATTAACGGATCTGGAGTAAGTACAACAGGTAAAAGAGTTGATAATACGACAGTAACTATTAATGGATTTCCTAGTTCACTAAACGGAGAAACATTAGCTGCTGGTGTTGGTTTAATTGTCGTATCTACTTCTACTGCTAATACTTACAGCTATCACAAGATTCTTACAAGCGAAACAGATGTTAAACAGTTAAGCGATGACATTAATGATTTTAATAGTCGGTATCGAATAGCTGGTTCCGCACCATCGTCTAACAACGATGAAGGTGATCTTTACTTTGACACCGCCACTAACAAGATGAAGGTGTATAACGGTTCAGCGTGGGATGACGTTGCTTCTGTTGGTAGCTT